TGTTGGTTAGCTACGTTTTATACGAGTCTAGCTCTCGTGTCTTAGCCAAAGAATAAAAGATGTTTTATACTTTCGTGCTTGAGGCACGAATGGTACACTATATCTTTTATATATTGGCAAGATTATGAGTTGGACCGTTGTCCAACATGCAATCAACCTATTTTTCTCGCTCACTGAGAACAGTGTGTTAACCTAGTACATAAACTGGTTATCTGATAGTAGCGAATCAGATTGACGGCCATGCAGTTACGCATGGGTGTTATTTACGTTTATTATTCTCTGAATTTGGCCAATTTAGAGATTCTAAACATTTCACTTAACACCCCCCCCCCCCTAGAAAATGGGGGATTTTGTGATATTAAGGCTTAGTATCGCAATCTTATTATGATAAGTCATTATTTTTCAAATGATATTAGTTTTCATTAACTAAATCATTATTCTTGTTGAAAGCAAGTCATTTCATAAATTATTGAGATGTGAATTTCTTTTGATAAAGAATTTTTGATGGATTTTGGAGAATGTGTGAGACTTGAGTACTCGATTCTTCATTCTTTTCCATTGAGATTTCTAAATCTTAGGGAATTCCATTTTGATGAGATCCCACTTTTTGTGGTTTGTTACAAAACAGTAATTGTCTCACTTTGGAGTGCTTGTCGTTAGGCAAGTGGAGTAATTTAACCTCTACTAAATTGAAGCTATTCAATTTTTGGATAGGCTGTAGTGATCTTTGTGAAGCTACCTCTTTTGTTTCTTACAAATACCTTCTTTTAAGTAAGGAGATACATTTGGTTACGTTTTAAGAGATGCAAGATCTTAGAAAGAAATGCAGCAGTCGATAACTTACCTTCTCTTGAAGAGAGTTGGTAGTGGAGATTTAGATATGTTGAATTTACTTATCAAGAATTATACCTATTATATGAAGGAACCATGAAATCCATTGATTCTGGTAGGATAATTTTTCCGTTCTAGCTGAACGGTCCCGAGAGGGAGTTGAAGCTTCAGGAGGCGTTTGACTCACCGTCTTCGAGTGTATGTCCATGCGGACCGATGCACACGGTAGAACATAATTGAGTTCTCGGCTGTATAGTCGAGTTGGTGACCCTTGATCGGGTAGTCACCGTCAAACTTAAAAGATTACTGACGAACGAAATAATAAAAATGTCATTACGTTTGCAGGTGTCTCACAACCTGAAGGGATGGATGTCCCGAACTTTGATTTTTCTGAAAGTTGTCTCTCAGCTAGTGAACTTCTAAGCGAGTTTGATCTTAAAACATCGAATCGCAAGACGTTTAATAAAAAGCTGAATGGGCGACGGAAAGAAAAATTATCTCTTGATAATCATTATGATTCTTATGTTGAGCGTATTAAGGTCGCTCGGCAGCAGAAGAAAAATGTTAACCTCCTTGTAAAGGAATTGGAGGTTATCAAGAAATTTCGCAAGAACAAAAGAGCTTATTGTCAGAGTTTGCCAACTTTGAAGAAGACAGGTGTTTATTTATTGGACACACTTCATTCTTTGATAGAGTATTTTAAGACGATAAGAGACGTTGTTGGTGAAGAGACCCTTAAGTGGTTGCTTGATTTATTTGTCACGTTGTATAACGTGTACAGGCGCCCTGAATGGGATTCTTTTCTTCTTAACATTTCAAGTTTTCTCTTGCGAAATTTCCCGCAAAAGCATGCTGATTATGCTATTGCTTGGTTTAAAGCTGCTTTTGAAGTAGCGATTGGTCAATCAATGATGGATTATAAGGAAATTATTCTATCTTTGTTTGAGACCCCATATGACTTTTTCCATGATGAGCTCTGGAACAATATTCTTGCTTTCTTTGCTAAAGCAGTTGCACTTTACGGTGCACTCGTAGATGCCGTTTCTATTGAAACAATTGATTTTGATTCTATTGTGAAACATTTTACAGCTTTCAAGGATAAGTACCTTCCCGATTGTCGGGATCTGGTTGAAATGTGTTTCAATGCTTATGAATTTGTTTTAGGCAATTGGGAGAATATCATCACTGGCAGTTGGGATAAACTGCTTCTTGGAAAGGATGAAACGAAAATTTTTGAACTTGAAATTCGGGAGTTGGAGCAAGCTTTTCCTTTGGTAATAGCCAACAAGGTGATTGAGTTGGAGTCGACATATAACTTGACGATTCAGAAATATCACGATCGTCTTGCAAAAGCAATTAAAACAGCGAAAAGTCTTATTGTCCGTTGTTCGAGTGCTCAGCAAAGGATGTCTGTTTCGAATTTTATTCGGTCTTTGACAGACAAACAAGCTGAGTTGTTTGCTCGTATTGCAGATGCACCAGAGAAAGAGGAGGCATATGCCATTAAGTTAGCAGGTCCCTCTAGCTGTGGCAAATCAACAATGGTTAATTTACTTTCAAAGGTTATTTTGAATGCTTATGATTGCGACCCAAATGCTCGTGGTCAAGTGGTTTTTACGAATATATCTGAAAATTTCGAATCAACTATTTTGCCCACTCACAAGATTATTTGTGCGGATGATGTTGCAAATAATAAGAACGAGAAACCTAATTATGATCGTATTTTGAATTACGTTAATACTGTTCCCCGTCCACTTGAGAAGGCGGACGTGAAAGATAAAGGGATTTTATATCCTGGAAACAGTGCGTTTATTGCAACAACTAATGATGAAACGATTAGGGTTTTTCAATGCTCCTCTTGTCCAGAAAGCATTCTACGAAGGTTTCATCTTGACGTAACAGTTAGGATAAAATCAGAATTTCAGAATTCTTTTGGCGGCTTGGTTAAAATGCCTTCCCCACGCTTTGATGTCTATGAATTGACGTTGAAAAGATTTAGTTGTATTACTTATGGGAAAGGTGAATCGCCGAAAGTTATTTGGGATGAGATTCCGCGAAGTAAGTGGAATCCTGAGTGTAGGAACGATTTTGAAGCTCTGTGCACTTTTGTGGCTCGCGATATTGCTGAACATCGCACAGCCCAAGAGAGTGCTAAAGAAGGTAGAAAGGCTCTACAAGAGAGCAAATTCTGCCCCGACCACCTCTGTCCTACTGTTCTTTGTGGATGCAAGTCATGCACCATGCAGATTGGTGGTTTCTTGACCACTCTGAATACGGCAGAACTGTGGGATTTGAGAAGTGGCTTGAACGGGACACTTTCTGGGATTCAGAATGTGTACCGCAAAGGTTTGCTTTATCGGAAACTCTATAGAGATCGCCATCAAGTTCAAAGGATTCTTTTTGGACTCCTTGGGTCAATCATTGTTGGCGCCTTCTTAAGCCATAGATTTGCACAATTATTGTTGTTTTGCAATCTTGCTCTTGGTGCTGAGTATTATCGACGGTTGGTAACAGAAGTAGATCAAGAAATTTCTCGAAGATCAGACCAGCTGTCCAGCTTGTGTATCGATGTACGAGAACACTTGAGGGAGAATGTGAGGAAGTATTTTGCTGTTGGAGTGTCTATATTGGCGCTTCATCAGGCATACAAAGCTTTGAAACCACTTTTTTCTTCTGTGTCTCAAGATAAGAGCACTTTCTTTGAACCCATGCGTGACACCTTTTCGAAGATGATAGATAGTCCTCCTCCTGGTGAACATTGTTTCATCCAAGAGCAGGATATCCGAGATTATAAGGAAGGGTATTCACGCATGCCCCCCGAAATGTCAAAGATTTCGAAGACTACTACTAGTGAAGATTTGCAGAAGAAAGTTGCTAAATGTTTGCGCTTTGTTATTACCAAGTCTAAGGGAGAAGTATTTGGAACTGTTAATGGCATCATGGTCGCATCGAACGTTATCATGATTCCAGCACATGCAGTACCCTACACTTTCCCTTTTAGTATTGAAACAACAACAACTCCTGGAGTTCCCTCGGCGAAAACCAAGGATCAAAAGATTACAGAGAACTTTTGTAGCATAGATCGTGAAAACGATGTTGCTTTTGTTCATTTGTTATCTGCTCCAGCAAGTACTTCTTTTGTAGATTTCTTTCCGGATAGCTTACCCGCCTTTCGTGCGAGGTCGGCAACCATGTTATGGAAGTCACCAGAAAATGAGGTCAAAGTGTCCCGTGGACCTATTCGCGAGATGCATGAAGATCTCAAGTATAGTGGCTATCTAGAGAAGCCAGGACATTTCTATGGAACTCGTAGAGAGCTCACCATCCTCACCCTTAAAAAGGAGCGAGGTTTGAAAAGTGATCTTGAGTTTAATGGATTTGGTGGTTTATGTGGTGCTTTGTATATTGATACCACTAAAGCCTTGATTTATGGATTCCACGTTGCTGGATACCTAGGATCAAAGACTGGTTTTCTGACATGTGTTACGCGTCCGCAGATTAATAAGGCTCTGAGTGAGCTGAAAGAAAAATCTCCTAGTTTGGTTGTCCATTCATCTGGTGATCTTAGAGTTGATACCTATGGATTACCTTATACTATTCAAAACGCCGCTCCACTTTATATGCGAGAAGACGGCACTCAAAAGGAGAGTGTTGTCACATACAGAGGACAGGTGTTGAAGAATGGACAAAAGTTGGAAGAGCGATCACGCACCCCTTATGTTCCGACGCCCTTTAAAGGAGTTGAGAAACAATTTGGTGTATGTAAGCACAAACCCCCAACGAAACCTAATGATATTGCTAAGGGAATGAAAACTTTGAACAAGTTGACAAACCCTGTGCAGCATTATGAAGGTGATATATTGGAGAAAGCGATTCAAGATTATAAAGATCACACTCTGAAAGCCATTCGCGATAATATTGAGGAATGCTCTGAATATTTCAGAATATATACTCAAGAAGAAGCGATGGATGGAATTGGTGAATTTGGTCTTGGTGGCTTACCCAATGATACGTCAGCGGGGTTTCCGATTCAGAAATCGAAGAAGCATTGTCTGAAGCGTGACCCAATGGATGAGTCTTTGGTTCAAGTACCGAGAGAGTTTAATGATAATTATCCTATCCAGGATGAGATCGACAGAACTCTTAATGCTTGGTCTGAAGGCTATCGTTCAGAATCTATTTATAAAGCCAGTAGTAAAGTGAATGAGTTACTTCCTAGTGCTAAAGCAACTGAAAAAGTGCGAAAGTTTTATGGCAGTGGTTTTGCCAACTTTGTAGCATCAAGGAGGGTCCTTGCCGGTATACCGCGATTTATGCGCGCACACTGGAAGACCACTGAGTGCATGGTTGGGATTAACCCTATGTCGAAAGAATGGGACGAATTCCATGAGTATCTCACAGCATATGGTGAAAACAACATGATTGCCGGAGATTTCTCTGGTTTTGATACTCGTATGTCAGCACAAATTACTGGTGCCGCCGCGAATATCATGTTATCCTGGTATAAGGAATGTGGAATGAGTGATGACGACTTGGAGCTCGTTAGAGGAGCTTTGTCTGATATCATTCATCCTAATATCTTGTTCCAGGGTGACTTGTATACTTTCGCAAACGCCAACCCATCAGGTAATCTCATCACTGTTCAGTTGAATAGTGTTAGTGATTCACTTATGATGCGCTATGTTTATTACGCGATGATGCCTCGTATTGAAGAACCATTTGCCCAAAATGTACGTTTAGGGACTTATGGTGATGATAATGCCATGTCAGTGAAGAAGCACTGTAAGTGGTACACGCACACGGCATGTCAGGCAGAGTTTGAGAAACTCGATGTTGGTTATACCATGGCGGACAAGGACGCAAAATCTGTCCCTTATATTTCTATTGACAGGATCTCCTTTTTGAAGCGGGGATTTCGTTATGAGGAAACACTAGGGAAGATTGTTGCGCCCATTGAAGAAGATTCCATTACGAAGAAATTCTATTGGATCAAGAAAGCGAATGAGTCACCTTTGTTGCCTGAAGAGCAGTTTGCTGCTTATTTGGACACTTCTCTTCGTGAAAGCTACTTGCATGGAAAAGCTTTCTATCAGACTATGATGGATAAATTCCGTGCAATTGTCGATGAAAATCCTCGCCTCAAACCTCATGCAGCCTTTATTCCGTATGAAGAAATGACACAGTTGTTACTCCCTTCTTATAGGGAAGACTATGTCAATGACAATCGAAAATTGTTTGCAGAGAGTTGTGGTGTCGATTCTGACGACCAAAGGTATTTTGACCAATCCGTATCCCTTTAAGCTATGGCAAACGGATGGGCACATGTTATGGTTACGTGCGCAATCTGCCCTAGATTGCGTAACGCTTACATGTTGCAGTGGGCATACTGTGTGCGATATAGATTAATCCGTCTTGTTCGTACCTAAAAACCAATTGGATTACTTTTTATAAATTATATTACAAATTTCATATGTTTTGGCTGAATTTTTTCAGTCTTTGTTTTCTAGCAGTGACTACTGTCGCTGCTCCTTTGTATATTCTCTATAGCTCTGTATATTATTCATGTTTTATAGAGGAGACTCTTTCACTTTATCCTGCTATTAAGGCAGGGGCTGAGGAGGTTGCTGGGATGACTCGAGAGAGATATCTTCAGAGACTAACTTGGCTCAAAGAGATCTGTAGGATAGGGTCCTTAGAACTTTTTGATGAGAGGAAGAAGTCTTCATTTTCACGGATTTCCAATACAATAGAAAGCTTGTTACTAGATAATGCGGATGGGCGAATTAGACGTCAACCTTATTGTGTTCTTTTATTTGGAGCCCCAGGCACGGGAAAAACAGGTTTAGCGATGCGAATCGCAGAATCTTGTATTCGTGCCAAGTATGGGAAGTTTTGTGTTAATGACGTGGTAATTCTGAATGAGAGTGATGAATTCCATTCTGAATTTAGAACAAACCATAAGGTTGTAATTTTTGATGATATCGGTGCTGAAAAGCCACAGATTAATCAGATCAACCCTTTTCGTAAGGTTATTGATTTTGTGAATAACATCAAGAAGACAGCACTTAACCCTAATGTTGAATTGAAGGGTAATGTGTATATTCAACCTGATTTAGTAATTCTGACATCAAACATGAAGCCTCAGCTCGGTTGCCAGGCGTATCTCAATTGCCCAGAGGCGATTTATAGAAGAATTTCTGTCGCTATCAACACTATTTCATTTACGGAGTGTAGTCTGTGCAAGAAAACAACTAGTGAGCGAGTCACGGTTCGAAATGGTACTTTTAGGTCCGATCTTAGATTTGATTTTGATGCTTCTGCAGCAGATAAGTGCCCTTTTATAGAAAACAAGAATGGCGTCTCCTATTCTATTCAGGAGATTACCCTTTTGCTTAAACTGCAGTTTCTCGATCACATTGACGCACAGGATGCATTTGTTGCAAGTATAAATAGCTTGTTTGACGAACCTACTGGAAACAAATCTGTCCTAGCATGTTTTTACGATGATGTCATAAAGCCAAGATTACCAAGATCCATTGTACTTTCGGATTTTGAGGAAAGTAAATTATCTTGGCATACAAGACTGGGTAGAAAATTCTGCATCAAGGATCTTCCTAGATGTCAGTCTATTGCTACCTCCCAAGACGATTTTAGATCGTTAGAACCACACGCCGGTGAGTACACTCTTGAAGAATTGAGGGATGAAACTACTCACAGAAAGATCTTTTTGAAAGAGAACTTTTCTGTTGAGAATTTTATTTCTTTGTATCATCTTTTAGAGAGTGAACAATTGTACCGGTTGGTTGACTACGGTTTCACATCACACAACTCCAATACCAATGGTGATAATCATTTGATTGCTCCCAAGAAGGCCTTTAAGCTTTTAACAGATTACAACAGATTTTTCATCATTCCTGTATCTTACTATTATACATTGAAAGAGTTGGAAGATCAATATGAAAGTTTGATCGATGCGAACCATTTGCCAGAACCTTCTGAAGAGATATCTTATGTTGGTAGACCCTTTAAATTGGAAGGCAAAACCTATAGATTAACTGAGCAAGCGCTCTCCTTAATCCACCAGTGGAAAGAGGACGGAGCTAACTTAGATTTAACAGAAGTTGATTATATTTCTTCTCCAATCTACATGGGTGAAGTGATTAAGTTCATTCACCATATGTATGACATTAATTTTGAAGATACCTGTTTGCAGTGCAAACCCATGAAGGAAGTTCTACGAAACTGCCAAAGGAAGATCCCAGAAATGGGAGCTACTGGAATTCTAGGTGACACTCCAAGCTCGCTACTTGTATATCAAGTTTTGCGTAGAGCTTGGCACTTTGGATTCCAACCCTTAGCAATTGAGTATGAACTCAATGGGTTGACTGTTGATGGTGCCTTTAAGATCAACAACACACTAGTTCTTGTTGAGGCGAAAACACAATTGTCGCCCAAAGACCAAGTAAAGCGTTACATACGTGATGCAGCGCTTGATGGACCAGTGATAGGAGTGGGAATAAATTATTATGGATATTACATTTACTATGCAGGAGATGTGTCTAGTTCCGAGTTGATTTCCACAGCGCAGATTTGTTCTGCGGTTTTTAGATTTTTGCAAAAATTCGGAATTTATTTAAAGATACCATTTCCATGGAAGAAATATAAAATCCATGATGATACATACCCTCCTCCCAAGAAGATATGTAGTTAATTCGTCGTTGCGGTGCGACGTGGGGTCATAGACCTAACGAGCTTCAAGCTCTCCATATATTGGAACATTCATGAACTGGATGTTGTGATGTTTTTCAAACGGAGAGCTTGTCGCTCCCGTGAGATTTTTACACAACAGCCAGCCTATTTATGAATGGGGCTTGAACTCTGAGTTCTTCGCTACCACCTGATAGCTAGACCCGGGATTTTGGACACGAAAGTGTGGGAAAGATCCTGGGTTTGGTTTTATTAGGTGGGAAAGCGTTGAGTTTTGAGCCAGCCTTTC